GCAACACTACTACCCAAGCCTATATCGGCTCTGATGGTACTACTGCTTACAACAGCACATCTTCAAACGCTGCCGCTTTGACCGATGCCGCTATCCGTCGTACTATTCAACGTCTGGACGACAACGACATTCCTATGGACGGTCGTTTCTTCTTGATCCCTCCTTCAAGCCGCAACACTTTGATGGGTCTGGCTCGTTACACTGAGCAAGCATTCATCGGCAACGGTGATGCAATCCGTAACGGTGAAATTGGTCAACTGTACGGCATGGCTGTCTTTGCCTCTTCTAACGCTGATACTGGTGCTGGTTCTTCTGGCACTGACCGTATCTGCTTGATGGGCCACAAAGACTCTATGGTCTTGGTTGAGCAGTTGGGCATCCGCTCACAGACTCAGTACAAACAAGAGTACCTCGGTACATTGTTCACTGCTGACACCTTGTATGGTGTGAAAGCATTGCGTACAAGCGCTACTAGCTCTGCTGCTAACGCTTCTGGTGCATTTGCTTTGGCAGTTCCAGCCTAATGTTGCCTTTCCCCTCGCCTTAATCGGTGGGGGGATTTTTTCTTAATCTAGGAGGAATTTATTATGGCAACCGCATCAGCAGTAGTATCCCGCAGGGGTAATGACCAGTTCCGTGGCCTGTTCAGCGATACATGGGCAGTTACTTGCACCATGAACGCTGGTTCATTGGTTGATGGCGCTGGCGAGACAGATGACATCACAGTACCAGGCGTAGCCCTTGGTGACATGGTCATTGGCGCATCTTTGGGTGTGGACTTGGTTGGTTTGACAGTTACAGGTTATGTTTCTGCCGCAAACACAGTTAAGTTCCGTATTCAAAATGAATCAGCAGCCACTGTTGACTTGGCATCAACAACGATGAGAATCGTTATTGCTCGCATGGTCTAATCTAAAGGGGGGCTAATAACCCCCTTTTTACTGGAGTTTTTATGGCTACATTTCGTTGTTTAGCAAGCGGTCAGACTGTTACATTTACTCAACAGCACGATATTGACTCAATGAGGGGTCATGCAGGTTATGTTCGTATTGATGAAGAACAAACTGAAACATACGAAAAGCCTTTGATTTTGTCTCAACCTCAACCTCAAAAGAAGGTTGGAAGACCTAAGAAAGTCGCAAATGTCTGAGATTGATCCAAGAGAGTTTGGCAAGTTAGAAGCCCAAGTTGAGGCTTTACAGACAGAAGTTCATGCGCTTCGACAAGATATTAAGCAACTGCTTGAGATGGCTAACAAGTCTAAAGGCGGTATGTTTGTTGGTATGGCGATTGCCTCCGTTGTTGGTGGCATTATTTCGTTTATTGCGACTAAGGTAATACGATGAGCTTACTATCTGGTGCTATCTGTCCTATAGCCACTCAAGATATTCAGATCAATCTGAAGAACCGCAATAATGCGTTCAAGAAGTTTGGCTATGGCCCACCTAACCCAGAAGAACCTAATGAGTTGTTTTGGCTAAAGAAGGCCAAGATGTATAACGCACCTACTGAAAGCATTAAATCAATGCTCTGCGGTAATTGTGCGGCTTTTATCCAGACTCCTAAGATGATGGAATGCATCATTGGTGGGCTAGAGAAGGATGAAAACGAAAAAGAGTTGTCCTATGACGAGAGTTTCGTTAAAGCCGCTGATCTCGGCTATTGTGACTTATTTCAGTTCACTTGTGCTTCCGCCCGCACTTGTGATGCGTGGAAAGGTGGCGGCCCTATTACCAAGGAAAAACCATGATGTACGGAAAAACAAAGATGTCCAGTCAAAAGATGCCTAAGAAGCCAAAAGGCGTTCCTGTGGCCATTATGGTTGCTGTTGGTAAACCAAGGGCTATGCCTACTCGTGGTGGTCGTACTGCTACAAACATGATGAAAAAGTCTGGTCGTAGCAAATGAAAAAGACTAAAGCAGAAGCCAAGATTTCTAAGGTCATTTCCAGTTTCTGCCTGTAATGATGGCATGAATTGTTGAAATACTTACATCAAATGCTTTTGCTAAATCAGTCTTTTTTACAGAATTTTTCTCATAAAGATATTTAATAGCACCAACACATCGTTCTGTTAATAATGATCGACCATTATTTTCATGCCAATGTGTTTTATGTTTTATAGAGTCTTTTACGTTTTGTTCAACAGTTCCATAAGCAAGATTATCAACTCTATTGTTAAATTTGTTGCCATCAAGATGTCTTATGACAAGGCCATCAGGTCTTTCTCCAATAAACACTTTAGCAACAAGTTTATGGATGTATAAAGATTTTTGAGGTTTGCCATTCAAAGATTTTACAGATACACTAACATATGGAGTGCGTATATTGAGTTTTCTAATTTGTCTTCCGTCTGGTAAAATTTTTGCAAATTGACCAAAATTACTAACTTCGTAAAATTGCTCATAATCAGGTACTTTGGCCCAAATTTCAGAAAGTATTAACATGAAAACAACTCCAAAACAACAACAGAAGATAGCCAAAGTATACCATGAGTACAAAGAAGGTACTCTTCATTCTGGCAAAGGTGGTCCTGTGGTCAAGAAGCCAAAACAAGCCATTGCCATTGCTTTAAGCCAAGCAAAGAAAAAGAAATGACTATTAAAGCTCATCAAAACCCCAAAGGGGGCTTGAATGCCAAGGGAAGAGCATCGTATAATGCAGAAACAGGTGGCAATTTAAAACCACCAGTCAAGTCGGGAGACAACCCTCGTAGGGCATCCTTTTTAGCACGAATGGGCAATATGCCTGGCGCTGAGATGAAAGATGGAAAGCCTACCCGACTTTTACTTTCTCTTAGAGCTTGGGGCGCAACGTCCAAGGAAGACGCTAAAGCTAAGGCTAAAGCGATCTCTAAGAGGAATATGAAGTGAGACCAGTATCAGTCGGACTTAACCCAACAGCCAATACGCTGACAACTGTTTATACAGTTCCTACGGGTTATTACGCCAAGTTTACTGTGATGTACATTCACAACACTGGCGGTTCGACTAAGCACATTACTGTTCAATGGTATGACGCAAGTACCGCTACTACTTTAGACATTCTTACGTCTTACAACTTAACTTCTAAAGAATATCTTGAATTCAATGGTGTTGCTTACATCGTTTTGGAAGAAGGCGATAGGATTCAACTTACTACTGAAGCGGCAAGTTCCTTCAGTTTTATTGCCACATTTGAGGTTCAAGGAGCACAAAGAACATGACCTACTTAGAACTTGTTAACGATGTTCTCATTCGATTGCGTGAGACAACTGTTTCTACAGTCTCAGAAACCGCCTATTCCGCATTGGTTGGCAAGTTTGTCAATGATGCTAAACGTCAAATTGAAGACTCCTATAACTGGAATGTCTTGGGACAAACAATTACAGTTACCACTACCAGTGGCACAAGCTCATATTCATTGACAGGTGCGGGTCAGAAGTTCCGTGTTAATGACGCTATTAACACTACCAGTGTTATAACATTAGATAACACCACTGTTGCGGACATGAACCGCAAACTCAACTTTGGCACACCTTCACAGTCTATTCCTACAGAGTTTTGCTTTAGTGGTGTAGATGGCAGTGGTGACACAAAGGTTGAGCTATTTCCCGTTCCCAATGGTGTTTACACACTGAAGTTTGATTTAACCATCCCACAGGCTAATCTGACATCTGATGGTACTTCAGTCAAAGTATTGGACTATTTGGTTGCCCAAAGTGCTTATGCTCGTGGTTTGATTGAGCGTGGTGAGGATGGAGGCACTGCTTCTAATGAAGCGTACGCTTTATTCCGTGGAATGCTATCTGACGCTATTGCATTGGAAAGCACTCGTTACCCTGAAGATAACTTTGTGGCGGTCTAATGGCAGCTCCTTTACAAAGTCAAAGCATTAGCGCACCAGGCTTTTTCGGCCTGAACACGCAAGATTCGCCATTAGATTTGGCATCTGGCTTTGCTTTGGTCGCCAATAATTGTGTGATTGACCAATATGGTCGTGTTGGCTCTCGTAAGGGCTACACAAGGGTTAACCCATCATCGGGAAATCTAGGTGCTAATGACGTTACTGTTATTCACGAATTAGTCCAAACTGATGGCACTTTGACTGTTCTGTTCGCAGGGAATCTTAAGTTATTCAAACTTGGCACTTCTAATGCAGTGACTGAGTTGACCTATGGTGGTGGCGGTTCTGCTCCTACTTTCACAGCTAACAACTGGCATTGTGCTTCTTTGAATGGGATTACTTATTTCTTCCAATCTGGACACGATCCACTCATCTTTGACCCCGCAGTAAGTACAACTACTTATCGCAGAGTCTCTGAGAAGTCAGGTTATGTAGCTACTGTTCCACAAGCCAATATCTGTATCTCAGCATTTGGTCGTTTGTGGGTAGCTAATACATCCACAGATAAAGTTACGATTACCTTCTCTGATCTGATTGCAGGTCATGTATGGGGTGGTGGTACTTCAGGAACATTGGATGTATCTCGTGTATGGCCTAATGGTGCAGATGAGATTATGGGCTTGGCGGCTCACAATGACTTCTTGTTCATCTTTGGTAAACGTCAGATTCTTGTTTACTCAGGTGCTACGACACCCGCTTCGCTTCAGTTGAGCGATACAGTAGGCTCTATTGGGTGTATTGCTCGTGATTCAATTCAAAGTATTGGTACAGACGTTATCTTCTTGTCAGACTCAGGTGTTCGCTCACTGATGAGGACTATTCAAGAGAAGTCTGCTCCTTTGAGAGACCTATCTAAGAATGTTCGTTCCGACTTGATAGGCTCTTTAGCGGTAGAGACTCTGGCTAATCTGAAGTCTGTTTACTCAGAGAAGGATGCTTTTTACTTGTTGACTCTTCCAGTAACAGCACAGGTCTTCTGCTTCGATACAAAGATGCAATTGCAAGATGGTGCATCTAGGGTCACTAAGTGGGATTCAATCGCTCCTACGGCTCTCTATTCGCTTCGTAATGGTGATTTATACATTGGTAAGAGTGGATACATTGGTAAGTATGCAAGTTTCTTAGATCACACATCAACTTATCGGTTTTCTTACTTTACCAACCATGCAGATTTAGGTAATCAGAATCAGATTTCCATCTTGAAAAGAATCAAGACAATTGTGATTGGTGGCTCTGACCAGTTCGTCACGATTAAGTGGGGATTTGACTTTGCTGCCAACTATCTGTCGGGCAATGCTTACATTCCTGAACAGAAGAACTATGAATATGGTCTTGCTGAATATGGCATTGCTGAGTATTCTGGTGGTGTGCTTATCAAGACACTAGATGTAAATGCTTCTGGTGCGGGAAAGATTGTTCAAACTGGTTACGAAACCACCATTAACGGCACACAGTTGTCAATTCAGAAGATTGAGATTCAATCTAAGAACGGCAAGATTTCGTGAGTATGAAGCTCACACAAGGAGAATAGATTGTCAAATTATACAAAAAGTACTAATTTCGCCACCAAGGATAACTTATCTCCTGGTGATCCGCTAAAGATCGTCCGTGGTACTGAGATTGACACTGAGTTCAATAACATCTCTACTGCTATCTCTACGAAGACAGATAACTCTGCTGCGGCAATTACTGGTGGTTCAATTACAGGTATTACAGACTTAGCAGTTGCTGATGGTGGCACAGGAGCTTCTACGGCTACTGCGGCTTTGAACAACCTATTGCCTAGCCAAACAGGTAACTCTAGCAAGTATCTACAGACTGATGGAACTAATGCCACTTGGGATGCAATCAGTATCAATACTGGCGACATCACAGGTACTCTGCCTGTCGCAAATGGTGGTACTGGTGTAACTACCTCTACTGGTACAGGCAATGTAGTGTTGTCAAACTCGCCAACATTGGTGACTCCCGCATTGGGAACTCCTGCTTCTGGCGTAGCAACGAACATAACTGGATTGCCAATCTCTACAGGTGTGAGTGGTTTGGGTACTGGCGTGGCTACCTTCTTGGGTACTCCATCATCTGCTAACTTGATCTCTGCGGTTACTGATGAGACAGGTACGGGTTCTTTGGTGTTTGCCACTAGCCCTACTCTCGTTACTCCTGCTTTAGGCACTCCATCAGCTTTGGTAGGCACAAACATCACAGGTACTGCTTCAGGTCTGACTGCGGGTAACGTCACTACTAACGCAAACTTAACAGGTGCAGTCACTTCTGTTGGCAATGCTACCTCTTTGGGTTCATTTAGTTCTGCTAATCTTTTGGGTGCTTTGACAGACGAAACAGGCACAGGATCAGCAGTCTTTGCTACCTCTCCAACCTTAGTCACACCTATCCTTGGAACGCCCACTAGCGCAACCTTAACAAACGCTACAGGTCTTCCTATCGCTACAGGTGTATCAGGTCTAGGAACTGGTGTAGCAACGGCTCTAGCGGTCAATGTAGGCTCTTCTGGTGCGCCTGTCATCAATGGTGGTGCTCTTGGAACTCCATCTAGCGGTACTGCTACAAACTTAACTGGTTTGCCTTTGACAACTGGAGTGACAGGAACTTTACCTGTAGCCAATGGCGGTACAAACCTAACATCATTCACATCAGGCGGTGTGGTTTACGCATCTAGTACAAGTGCATTGGCTACTGGGTCTGCGCTTACTTATAACGGCACAAATTTAACACTTACAAGCGGTTATTTTGAAATAACAGGCTCAAACAATTTGTATCTTGGTTCTGGAAAATTAAGTTCTTCATCTGGCTCATTACCTCTTATTTTCGGTTTAAACGATGTTGAACAAATGCGCCTCACCTCAACAGGGTTGGGTATTGGTACAAGTTCGCCTGACACAAAGTTAAATGTTGAAGGTGGAACTACCCGTGTTTCTGGCACAAGAACTTCTGGTTCGTTTTTAGATATTATTCCAAGCAATACTGGCAGTGATGGTGTATTCCTTGCAAGTAGTTATCATGCCGCTGGCTCTTATGGCCCGATAAAGTTTGCTACTAGTGGCTCAGAAAAAATGAGGTTAGATGCCGCAGGCAATCTAGGCTTGGGAGTTACTCCGAGTGCTTGGAACGCTGGTAAAGCAATTCAAATAAATGATATTGCTGTATCTTTATGGGGTGTTAGCGGAAATACTGTACTTTGCAATAACAGTTATTACAACAGCGCAGATAAATACGCCACCACCTCTGGCGCATCGCAATATGCTCAATTTAACGGCAAGCATATCTGGTACACAGCCCCATCAGGCACAGCCGATACTAATATCTCCTTTACTCAGGCGCTTACATTAGATTCAGGTGGTTCTTTACTTATTGGAGATACAAGCGTTCCAGCAAACGGGATTACCAATGCCGCTTTATCTACTAAAGGACAAGGAACAAGTGGACTTCGGAGAGCAACTGCTACAGCAATGGGTCTTACTACAACTCTTGCTCAAAACGCTACTGCAAACACATATTCATTTGGTGGTTATGGCGGTTATGGTTTGTTTGTGGCAGAAGGTTCTGACCCAAGTGCTGCATGGAGAGTTGCTGCAATTGTTTGGAGTACAGGTGCGGCTTTAACAATTTTGAATCTTGGTAGTAGTAACATTACTATTGGTTCGTCAGGAACAACAATTACCGTTCAAAATACAAGCGCAAGTTCAGAAGCTATCAGTTGGTCAATGCTTGTCTTGGGATAAACATGAATCAATCTCTTGTCGCTGAATACTTTGACCACAAAAATGGTCATTTATACTGGAAGAAAGTTATGCACCCTAACAAGCAATATCTTGTTGGTCAGGAAGTAGGCTCAATCCATGCTACAGGCTATCGTCATGTGACTTGGATGGGTAAGCCTCATAAAGTTCACCGCTTGATTTTCTTACTTGAGCATGGTTATTTGCCAAAAGAAATTGACCATATCAACGGTGACAGACAAGATAATAGACTTGAGAACTTGCGTGAAGCCACTAGAAGCGAAAACCAATACAACAAGGGTATGTGCAAGAACAACACATCAGGCTTTCGTGGCGTGAGTTGGCACAATCACAGTAAGGCATGGCTTGTCAGGTTATGCGTCAATGGTAAGTCCAAAATTATTGGTTATTTCAAAGACTTAGAACTTGCGGGTTTGGTTGCTGACGAAGCAAGAGCATTACATCATGGCAAGTTTGCCTACAAAGCATCACACCCATAAGGACTGACATGAATGAAGCCTTAAAACTTGCGCTAGAAACATTGGAAAAGATTGCCAATGTAAACGCTATGGACTATGAGTATCAAGCATGGGCAAGAGAAGCCCTTAAACAATTAAACACAGAGGAAACAGTATGACTACCACTTGGACTATCTCAACACTTGAGCGTGAAACCTCAAACGGCTTTGTAACAACTGCCCACTGGCAAGCCACAGCAGTAGATGGAGACTACACAGCCTCTATCTATTCAACTTGCTCATGGGCTGATGGCACACCAACGATTCCATATTCAGACCTGACACAAGAAACTGTGCTTGGTTGGGTGTGGGCTAATGGAATTGATAAACAAGCAACCGAAGATGCTCTGGCGGCTAATATTGCTTTGCAGAAGAATCCTGTTACTGCTACTGGCACACCTTGGGGTCAAGCATGAAATTAGAGTTAGACGTTAACGAGATTAACTTTGTATTACAAACTTTGGGGCAGTTGCCCTCTAGTAGTGGCGTGTGGCCTCTTATCGTAAAGATTAAAGAACAGGCTGAAGCGCAAGTTCCTAAAGAAGCGGAGTAAACATCATGGCCGTAACCAGTCA